GCTCGTCAGCGTCTTGTTCGTCAGGGTCTGCGTGGACGTGGCGCCCACCAGGGCGCCCGTCACTCCGTGCACATCCGACGTCGCGGCCTCGTGCGTGCGGAAGTCCGTCAGGTCCTGGGCGTTGACGACGTGACGTATGACGGCGCCGATGGAGTGCGATTGAGCAGACGTTCCGGAGAAGCCCCGGGTGACCGTGAGTGTGGTCCCGGCCACACCGGTGACCACCACCAGCTCCTCCGTGGCCGCGCCGTAGTCGACCGCCAGCACGTAGGGAGTGGTGGACGGGAAGCCCGTGGTGGCGCCGACCGTCAGCGAGGTGGCACCGCCCGTGATGTTGCCGCCCAGGGTCGTCTGGACGGCCGTGTTGCTGTAGTTGTACGCGTTAGGCACGTCAGCTCCCCTGGAAGTACGCGTAGTTGGGGACCTCTTGGCGCTGGAGCGCCTTCTCCTGCTCCAGGCGCTCCGCGTACAGCGAGGCGAAGAGCTGGGCGGCCTTGGTGGCCGACGTGGGCGGCACGAGCGGTGCCCGCTCCGTCGTCTCCACCGACTGGAGCTGGAGGCGTGCGGCCTCCAGGCTGGGAAGGAGGCGCTTACAGGCGCCGTAGACCACCAGGTCCGTGTACCGCTCCGGGTAGCCGGTCACGGTGAAATCCTGACTGCCGCTGGTCAGCTCGGTCGGCAGCTTGGTGTACACGATCTTCATGGCCTGGCCGGCGGTGACGTAGTCGAAGAGCTGGATCGACTTGCCGGAGGCGAAGTTGGCCGTCCTGGCCTTGGGGTTGTACCGCCAGTTCGGCAGCGGCTGCGCAACCTTCGAGGGGCCGATCAGCTGGCCGACGACGTACCAGACGTCATCGACTTCCGCCGGAAGCTCGTACTCGATGACGGGGGCCAGCTTGGTGATCTCGGTGGAGCCGAAGACCACCAGGTCCGGGTGCAGGCCCCGGATCGTCTCGTTGATGGCCTTCTTGATCCGCGCCTTCGGGAAGGCGGGATTGGCAGTGACCAGAGCGTTCACGGCATGGCTCGCGGCCGTGGTGCCCTCATACCCGCGCCCGTTGGCCAGGCCCATGACCGAGACGACGCCGGACAGGGCGTCGTACGTCTTGACCAGGATCAGCTCATCGTCGATTTCGGCAAGCCCGCGGGACAGGTTGTCAACCGTGTCGGTGTCAACGGTGAACGTGGTGTCCGCCGCGGTCATGGGCGCGGCCAGCTCCGAGACGGACTCCTGATTCAGGGAGTAGCCCAGGAGCTGCTGGCGCACCTCACGGACGAGCTGATCCAGGGTCGTCATGTCACACCGCCTCAGCCCCGGCGGGCATCGGTGCGGCTGCCGAGAAGTCCCGCCCGTAGGCCGCTCCGGCCGCCTCCGAGGCCTTCAGCGCGGCCACGATCTGATGCGTCTTGGTCCCGTCCGGCTGCACGCCCTGGGCCCGCGCAGAGCGGTAGAGGGACAGCTCCTGATCCCACTGCTTCTGCTCGGTGGCGTCGCCGCCGCCGATGCCGCAGTACGCCACCCGCAGGCGTGCGGCTCTGGCGCACTCGCCCCACGTGGCGTGATCCTTCGTCTTGCACCCTGTCCGGCACATCAGTGACGCCCCGGCTCCTGCATGCCCTCCGTGCGTACGGCAAGGCCCTGCGTGGTGCGGTCGAGAATCGGCTTCTCGTCCTGGTTGGTGATGGTGCTGTCGCCACCCGGGCCCTTCGGGCAGCACTTTTCGTCGGCCATGGGGGTCTCCTACGCGGGTTCGAACGCGACCCAGGCCACGGTGGATGTGTCCGTGGCGCTGGAGCTGGTGATGGTGAAGCTGGTTGCCGCCGTGCGGGCGGAGACCCGCAGCCAGCCCGGCGTACCGCCGTCAGCCTGCGAGGTCAGGTGGATTCGGCTGGTGGCCGTGATGGAGGTGTTGGCCACGGTGGCCGTACCGGCCACGAGCGTGACCACGCCCTGGCGGGCGTTGGAGCCTTCCGCGATGGCGATGCCGCCGCCGGCGGATCCCAGGCGGAGGGTGTTGGCGGCATTGCCGAAGACGGAGAACTGTCCTCCGGACTGGCCGGAGCCCATGGCGAAGAAGCCCGCAGTTGACAGGGCGTTGACGCCCGAGCGGTTCAGCGTGCTGTCTGTGGCTCCAGTGCCGGACCCGAACTTCAGGTCTCCGTTCGCCGCCACCTCCACCAGGGCACCGGTGCCGCCGTTGCGCAGGTGGAGCAGGGGGCCTGTCGTGCCGCCGGTGGTGGAGGTCACGAAGATGCCCTGGGCTGCCGTGCCGGTGCCCATGAGGTCGATCGATAGAGCGGAGGCGTTCGCGTCCGCACCCACGCCACCGGTGTTGGTGTGGGACACCTTCACCGTTCCCCGGCCGCTCTCTACGCCGGACACGCCCAGGGCGCTGTGGCTCGTGTTGCTGGAGGCGATGTTCACCGCGCTGGAGCTGGCACCGGTGCCCTGGTGGTTCACGGAAATGGCGTGGGAGGTGCCCACATACTCCGCGTAGATGGCGGCCTGGTTGAAGGTGGCGTTGTTCGCCCTGGCCACGATCAGGTGCCCGGACGGCGTGGCCTGCGTCGAGTAGACGACCAGGCCCGCACCCGTGCTGGACGTGTTGGTGATGTTCAGAGCCCCGCCGACACTGGAGGACGCCGACGCGTTGGCCGTGGGGGTGATGCGCAGCTGTGCGGCGGAGGCGCGGACCAGTGAGACGTCCGCGACGGCTGCACCGGTGCTCCACTCCAGGCCTCCGTCCGCGCGGGCGCGGATCCGGTCCTGGGTGTCGCCGGATACTCGGGTGGCAAGAGCGGTGTCGCTGGCGCTGGCGGTCGTGGCGGTCACGCTGTTCGTGGCGCTGACGGTGCCGCTGACGGACAGCGGGCCAGCGACAGTGCCGCCGCTCAGCGGCAGCCTGTTGTTGACCTGGCTCTGTAGGTCATCGAGGGCGTCATTGAGGATCTGGCCCCACTGGTCCTTGTCCCCGCCGATGTCTGGCTTGGTGACCATCTATCCTCCGTACGGTCCCTCGCCGTAGTCCCCCGCCCCGTAGGTGCTGTGGGGCAGGGAGAAGTTGCCAGCGGTCACCCCGACCCCGGCCGCGATCAGCGCGGCTTTTGTGGCGTCGGTGACCTCGTATTCGTGGCCGCCCATGTAGAAGAAGAAGGCGTCTGCGATCTCGTCCTGAGTCGGGAACCGCAAGGCGCGGTAAGTGCCCTGCGGCAGCTCCTGGATCGAGATGCCGCGGGCCAACTTGACCCGCAAGAACAGGCGGTCCTCCCAGGACGCCGGCCCCTCGTCCACGGACGGGGGCCGGAACGTCCAGGTGGCCATCAGCTGGAGTTGATCGAGGAGGACGTCTCGGCGCGGATCAGCGCCTCGTTCCGGTAGATCTTCCAGCCCGCCACGCCGTACCAGCCCAGAGGCCGGAAGCGCGCCAGCTTGTCCACGATCGGGCCAGCCACGATGTGGAACTCGTCCGCGACGGCCTCAGCCAGGGCCTGCTGACCTGCGTAGTACGTGCGGAAGCGACGCACCGTGTTGTCGCCGGTACCGGCGTCCACGGCGTTGTAGCAGCGGGGCGACTCGATGTAGAACGCGCCCTCGTAGGCGCCGATCTCACCGGCCCAGATGTTCCCGGCCGCGGAGTAGTTGTGTGGGTCGCGCCACGCGGCAGCGCCGGTCTCCGCGCGGAGGTCGTGGGAGACCTCCGGGTGGATCGCAGCCCAGTACATGGAGCCCTTGCGGGGAACCGCCTTGTTGGCGCGGAGCTTGGCCGTGGCCAGGCGGGCGATGGCGGAGTTGAAGGTGTCGGTTGCCGTCATGGTGGTGCCCACCGGGGTGGACACGGTGCCGTTGGTGACGTAGCTGACCGTGCCCGCCTTGCGCTGGATCACGTTCGTGCCCGAGCGAAGCTCGGTCTGGACGATCGTGTCGACCGAGTCCGCGGCGTTGAATGCCACGATGTTGGCGATGGCCGGGTCCACGTCCGTCAGCGAGTACAGGAAGAGCTTCCGGGTGCGGAGCACCGGGTTGCCGTACTCGTTCAGCGTGATCGTGACCGTGGTCGGGTTGCCGATGGCCACGGAGTCCGGGTCGGTGGTCTCCGTCAGGGCCGTGGTCGCCACGGCCAGATCCTGGTAGCGCTCCAGGACGATGGAGCCGCCGGGGGCGGTCGTCTCTGCTGGCCTCTTGTCGGCGACGGCACGGAACATGGGCTGCGAGCGAAGGGCGAATTCAAAGCGCTTGTCGTAGGCGGTCTGGACCGCGTTGGACATCGCTGAAGTATCTGTATAGGCGTTAGCCATGGGGACCTCTCACCCCTTCCGGGGTGCCGCAGGGACGGGGAGAGGTCAGGCGGTGCTCACTGCCAGTCGTAGGGACTGCCGTGGCTCTTCATCAGCTGCTCGAACTGCTCGGGCGTTTCGCACGCCTTGATGGCGGCGGCCAGCTCTGCATCCGAACCCTGCGGAGGGGCGACGCCCTGCGTGCCCTGCTCCTGCATGCGCTGCATCTGCGCCTGACCGTCAGCCGGGACGGTCGAGGCTGGCGGCCCAGAGGGGGCCTGCTCTCCTGGCTGCTGCTCGCCCTCGGGGGCAAGGCGGGCCAGGGCGCCACCGTTGGTGGTCAGCCACGTGTCCAGCTGATCGGGCTCACCCGTGAACAGGCTGGCGGCCTGCGGGGCGTAGCCCTTCGCCTTGAGCGCATCCGCTACGGCTGCGGTCTTCTGGTCGGCCTTCAGGCGGTCGTTCTCTTCCTGAAGCGCCTTCACCTGTCCCGAGAGCTTTGCCAGTCCCTCGCGGAACCACTTGGGCCCCTGTTGGTTCTGGTCGTTCGCCTCGCCCAGGTCCGACATGTCATCGGATTCGAAGCCACCGAAGCTGTACTCGCTCACTGCGCACTCCCGTTATCCGTCGCGGCCGGCTACGCCCCCGGGGGGAGGGCTTCGCGCTCCGCTACCGGCCTTGTCATCGGACGGGGCCGGTCGGTCCGTCAGTGAACGACTGTAAACCCAACTGGTCAAAATTGACTAGCTGGGCCTAGGTCTGCGAGAAGCCGGCATTCAGGCCCTGGATCGTGGCCCCGCGGCCACCCGCGAACAGGGCCCGCTCCTGGGACTTGAGGCGCTTACCCTTCTCGGCCGCAGACTCGCCCTTGACGGTGCTGGAGGCGCCGGGCGTGAACAGCTCCTGTTCCGCCTCGCGCTGGCTCCAGCTGGAGCCGTAGCGGCCCGCGATGCCCAGCATGGACTCAAAGCCCTCTGCGATCTGCGCGTACGCCTGCTCTGCCTGGTCGGCCGTGATGCCCAGCGTCGCGTAGCCCTCCAGGTCCAGGACGTTGGCCGCAAAGCCGCGCCGGATGGCGGCGGCGCCGATGGCGCCTGCGGCGGCCTGCTTCTTCAGGATCGGTTCCGCCCGCTTGCGGTCCAGGAAGTACGCCGTCAAGTCGGCCTCGTTGATGCCGTACATCTGGAACAGGGCGTTTTTGTAGGCCGGGTTGGCCTGGCCGGTGGCGGCAACGGCCAGGTCTACGCGGGACTTGATCTCCGTTGGTGAGACGTCGTCGGCGATCCACCGAGTGAAGTCCGCGGGGTTGTCGTAGAAGCCCTTCGGCAGCCCGGCGGAGCTGAGGATCTGCCGGTACGCGGCCTCGGTCGCCAGGTAGTCAGCCGGGTTCAGCACGGCCAGGCCGGCCTTGGCCCTGGCCTCGTTCCCGGCGAAACGGGTCTTGTACTCCTTGGTGTCCTGAAGAAGCAGTGCGATCGTGTCGGCGCCGTAGCCCTGCTTGACGTAGTCGTAGATCTTCCCCGCCAGTGAGCCCAGCCCGTACGTGTTGAACAGGGACTTGAGCGCCAGGTATGCGTCCCGGTTCTCCCCCTTGAGAAGCTTGTCGTACTCGCCGGACAGCTCGTAGACCTTGTTCTGGAGCTTCGGCTGGGACTCGACAGCCTTCTTGTTGGCATCGGTCAGCTTCTTGACCTGACCCCGCTGAATGGCCAGGTTCGCCAGGAGCGCCTTGCGCTCCTTCGGGGTCACCCCCTTTTCGTGAAGCCGCCGCTCCAGCGCGCGGACCTTCTTCTGGGCCGCCCCGAGCTTGCCCTTGTTCAGGGCTGGGATCTTCTTCGCGTTCGCCAGGTCCTGGCGGGCCTTGGACAGGGCCGCCTGGTCGATCTGGTCCGGCTCCGGAAGGTCCAGCTCATCCTGGAACTCATCGGGAACGTTCTGCTCAACCGGTGTCGTCATGTCAGTACGCCAATCCGAAGTCCTTCGCCACCTGGCGAGCCACGGTCATCATCGACTCCCGCGCGTTGTTGGTCTTGCGCCAGCGCGGATCGTTCCTCACCTGGTTCTCGAACTCCCACAGGGGGAAGTTCGCGCCAGCCTTGCTGCCGTTCATCGCGCTGTAGACGTGCTTGTCGAACAGGTCCACGTCCGTCTCCGGCAGCTCCAGGAGCTGCGAGACGGTCTTGATGTACGGGGCGGCCAGGTCCAGGGCGTTCTGGCCCGCCAGGATCTGCTCCTTGAAGGCGCTAAAGCGGGCCGCGGCACTCTTGCGGATCTGCGCCTCCAGGTTCTCGACCGTGGTCTTCCCCGAGGCAATCGCCGTGGCGTTCTTCCTGTACCAGTCGGTGGAGTACCGCATGCCGTTCAGGTAGGCCACCGTATGCATCTTGTCGAAGGCCTCGCCGGCCTCGCCCCACATGATCCCGTCGTGGACCGTGGTAAGAGCGCCCATCCAGTCCTTGACCCGCGCATCCGACCAGCCCAGGGCCAGGCTGTTGTAGATGGCGGACTTCAGCAGCTTCGAGGACTTGCCGCCCTTGATCTGGTTGCCCAGGCCGACCTGGACGGCCAGGGCGTTGATCTTGTACTGGGCGTTCTTCCAGTTCTGCTTGAAGGTCGCCGGGTCGGTGAATTTGGTGGTGATGTACTTCCGCAGCGTCGAGGACTGCGTCTTCCACCACTTCGAGTTCTTCAGCGCAGCCTGGAACTTGGCAGCAGACCAGCTGCCCGAGACGGCCTTGTTGAACAGACTCTTCAACTCCTTGGAGGAGTTGATCAAGGAGGCTGACAGGCCGTACTGCTCCATCAGCTCGTCTTCGTCCAGTGCCACCTTGACCGGTCCTCCGCCCGTGTATCCGCCCCCACCGCTGCTGTATGGGGTGCTCTGGCCCGAGTACTCGGAGGCGTGGCCCATGACCGAGCTGACGTACTTGTAGACCGGGGGGTTGCCGTAGGTCTTGGACGGGTCGGGCTGGCCCGAGTACCACATAGCAGCGGCACCCTGGGCGCCGTACTTGTTGTAGTAACCCTGAAGCACGCCACGGGCCACGGCCTCCTGGGCCTGCGGGCTGTTCAAGAACTGCTGCGGCGTAAGGGCCGTTCCCCAGTACTTCTTCGTCCACGGCCCGACGTTGGGCGCCAGCACCTGATACTTGCCGTAGGCGTGGCCGTACTTGGTCATGGGGCCCACGGCCTTGTAGTTGCCTCCGGATTCCTGAGTGGCGATGGCCCAGTAGAACGCCTCGAAGCTCACCGCCATGTCAGAACCCCAAGCCCATGTCAGACAAGACCTGTCGGCCGATGTTCAACGCCTTGTCGGCCACCCCGGGCTGGCGCCTCCAGGCCGGGTCGTTGCGCACCTGCTGCGTAAAGGCGCTCAGGTCCATGGCCTGCGGTTCTCCCTTGGAGTTGGCCCTGTTCAACGCCTGTCTGACACGCGGCGTGAACGCGTTGACGTCCGTCACCGGGACGCCCAGTTCCTGCGCCACGATCTGGACGTAGGGCTGTGCCAGCTCCTGAATGTCTGCCCCCGCCTTGATCTGCTCCGCGAACGCCGGGTACAGCCCGGCGGACTGCTCGCGCATGGACGCCTGAATCTGTTCCATCGTCGTCAGTCCGCGCACGAGGTACTGCGCGTTGTTCAACACGCTCTGCTCGGTCACGGAGACGCCGTTCTTGTACGCCTCTTCCTTGATGGCCTTGGCTGCCGCGCCGGCCATGCCGCCCAGGACGTGCTTGTCCGTGAAGTCGACGTACTGACCCAGGAAGTTCTGGACCTGAGCTTCCTGCCAGCCGAAGTGGACCATGTTCTTCGCCAGCTTCTCGACGTTCTTGTCCGAGAGGATCGCCCCGGCCTTCACGGCCATCTGCCGGGCCGCCACGCGGGCGGCCTCCATCTGCGCCTTGTAGGTGGCGGGGTCCGTCTTGGCGAGCACCTGCGCCTGGCGCATGGTCTCTGAGTTGGTCTTCCACCACTTGCTGTTCTTGACGCTGGCCTGGAACTTCTCAGCCGACCACTGGCCTTCCACAGCGCTGTTCAACAACTTCCACAGCTCGGGCTGGGACCTGAAAAAGCCATACGACATGCCGTAGGTCTCCGCCAGCTCGTGGGCATCGAGCCGCGGGGCAACCTCTTCGGCGTAGCCCCCGCCGGACGCGGAGGAGGCGGAGACGCCGGAGATCCGGCGCCCGCCCATCCACCGGTCCATGTAGTAGCCATCCGCCAGGGACGAGATCTTGACGCCCTGCCCCGGCCGGGGGGCGTGGATGAACTTGCCCCCACCGATGTAGATCCCCACGTGGTCCGGACCGCTCTTCTTCCGGTCGGTGTCAAAGAAGACCAGATCCCCGGGGCGGAGCTTGTTCGGGGAGACCGAGGCACCCACGTTGATCTGGTTGTACGTGGTGCGTGGCAGCTCGATGCCGTACTTCGCATACGTCCACACGACCAAGCCCGAGCAATCGAAGCCCGACATGGATTCGCCGCCCCAGACGTACTGAACGCCCAAGGCCTGGCGGGCCGTGTTGACGATGTCCTCGCCCTGTGCCATGGCCTACTCCGGTGCCCCGTAGATCAAGCCCTCGAAGGCGTTCTGGTACGTCGTCACGGCCTGCGTGACTCCGTACTCCTTCTTCTTCTTGATCTGCTGCTCGCCGATGTAGGCCTTGCCTTCGGCGCTCACGCCGCCGCTCTGTGTGGTGGCAGAGCTGAGCTGCTGGCCGGTCTCCATGTCGTACTGCGTGGTCGTCGTGGAGACCACGGGGTTGTTCTGCTCCGCCATGTGCAGTGCGTCAGCGAAGGCCTTCAGCTCCCCGGCGCCGGGGTCGCGGCCCATCATGTCCTGGAACAGGCGGGTGGCCACCGAGCGGGCGGTGTCCGGGTCGGTGAGGTCAACCCGGGTGTCCGTCATCTGGGCCCGGCCGCCGCCCAGGTAGGTGCCGGGGCCGACGTACCGGCTCTCGCCGGTCTGCGTGTTGAACTCGAACGCCCCGCGCTGGACCCAGGCATTCGCTCCGCCGCTGGCCTTCACGTACGACGCCATGAGGTCAACCGGGCTGACCTTCTTACCGGCCTTGCCGTACTTGGCGGCCTCCTTGACGAACTTTTCCCAGATCTTGCCCCCCTCTAGGGGGCCGTCCCCGATGTCCAGCAGGCCGGCCAGGATGGCCTGATCCACGAAGCTCTTCTGCTGCTTCATGGACCACGTGTAGTACTCGTTGATCGCCTCGTCCGTGGACATCCACTTGGAGCGATCACCCGGCTCACCTTGCATGTTCTTCCACGCCTGGTTGCTGGAGCCCTTCGGGCGAGTGGGCGACCACTCGCCCATGTAGACGCGGCCCCCGCCTCCGGCGGTGCCGCTGTTGGCGGCTATCCCCTGAAGGATCGCCATTATGTCGTCGTCGGTCTTGCCGCTTGCTGCGATGGCCATTACGGCGCCTCCTCCAGCTCCAGATCAACCCCCATGTCGCGGGACAGGTACCGGAAGTACAGGTCTCCGAAGCTGGTGTTCGACTCCACCAGTCCATCCACGATCCGGCGCCACGCCAAGGCCAGGTCCGAGTTCGACTTTGCCGACAGAGCGGCGGAGCCGCCCGCCTGGTCCCGCTGCGCCAGGGCGGCCTTCACGGCCCGGCGGTAGCTCAGGTACTCCTGAAGGCGCA